ATAACCCTAATCTACCCAGTAAGGGGTCAGTTTTTGAGTATTCATCACAACAAATTAAGCAGCTTAAAAAAGCGACAAGGAACCTTTTATACTTTGCTGAGAGCTTCTTTCACATTATCTCTCTTGATGATGGTAAGCAGAAAATTAAATTACACCCAGCTCAGAAACGAGCTCTACGTAAAATGAGAGATAACAGGTTCTTTATATTATTAGCATCACGTCAGATAGGTAAGACTACAATGATGACAATTTATGCATTATGGATAGCATGCTTTAATAAAGACCAGAAGATACTTATTGTAGCAAACAAGGAAGGTACTGCTATTGAGATTATGCAACGTATAAGAATGGCTTACGAGGAGCTCCCTAACTGGCTCAAGCCTGGTGTTGAGGAGTACGGTAAGACTGCTGTAACATTTGCTAACGGTACTCGGATTGGTATATCCACCACAACCGGTACAGCTGCTCGTGGACAATCTGTAAACTGCCTGGTACTAGACGAGCTTGCCTTTATTGAACCTCACCTCGTCGATGAGTTCTGGAAGTCAGTATACCCTATTATTTCATCATCTAAGAAGTCTAAGATATTTGTAGCGTCAACGGCTAATGGTACAGGTAACTTATTCCATCGATTATATGACGCAGCCGATAAAGGTGAATCTAACTGGGCGTGTGATAAGATTCTATGGAACGAAATACCCGGGCGTGATGAAAGATGGAAAGACGATACTATTGCTTCTATTGGCTCGATGGAAGCCTTTAACCAGGAATTTAACTGTGAGTTCTTAGACTTGGGTGAGAGTTCGTTAAACGAGGAACAATACGCACGTATGGTAGCAGGTTGTGAAGATCCTAAATTTATATTTGAAGAAGGTAAGTACCGGTTATGGGAAGAGCCAGTTAGTGATGGTATATATATAGCAAGTGTTGATACAGCTGAAGGCATAGGCTCAGATAGTTCAGTTATTCAGATCTTTGAATACTCTGATCTAACTAATATACGACAAGTAGCTATATACTCCTCTAACACTATATCACCAGTTAATTTTACAGAGAAGGTACATGAGATACTAAAGCACTGGGGAAGCCCTCTTGCATGTATCGAAAGGAATAATTGTGGAGCACAGGTTGTCGATAACTTAAAGAAAATTCACCAGTATGATAATATTGTATCGTGGGGTGCATCAACAGCTGGTAGGTCAAAAAATCAACTAGGTATCGTCGCCCACACTAATACAAAGCAGAAAGGTGTTACTAATATGAGATACTGGCTAAATGATCTCGAAGCAGTTAGTCTAAAGGATATACATACAGTAAAGGAATTAAAGGACTTTGTGAGGTGGCCGAATGGTACATGGGCAGCTAAGAGAGGTGCAGGTTACCATGATGATAAGGTAATGGCTATGCTATGGAACTTGATAATGCTTGACGATGAATTAATAACTAGATACTTCGAAGTATTACAGACTGATAAAAATAACAAGCCTCTAAAGATTAAGCAATTTGACTTCGGGATTAAATATTTTATGAACCCAACCTCTATATATAGTGGTGAAGGCAGAGAAGATGGTTTTAATGATACAACGCCTATTATAATAGGCAATGCTCAAAATACTGACTCTGACATGGATCAACTAATGGGAATGGGCTGGAAGCCTCTATAATATGTCAATACAACAATCACAGCTAAATAAAAGTAGGTTAGATAAATTCCTATGCGTCATCAACCTGCCTGAAGGTCTCAGGGGTATCAACGATAATAACATCGGATCTACTGCTAATAATAAGATTAATGAAAATTCATTGCAATTTTCCGTATACGGTGCTGTTGTTCCTGATGTAACAGTACCTGACGTTATACTACCTTATGCTGGCCAGTCATTCAAGCTATCTAGTAATACAAGACCTCCTTATGCTAATGTAACTGTTAGTTTTACCGTTGATAGTAAATTCAATAACTACTGGGTTATATATAAATGGCTTGATTTACTTAATGACGATAAAGAGTCTGTTTTTGATGCGCAGGATATTGCTGAAACAACCAAAGTATCTTCTGAATCCCGTACTTCAGATAAAGAGCGAAATAGATCCTCTACACCACCAGAGTTATACCAGTCACTTATTACCATATACGGTATGGATGAATTCGATAAACCTATAGTTCAATTCGACTACACAAGAGCGTTTCCGGTATCCTTAGGCGGTATTAATTACAATTACCGTGAATCTGGTGAGATTGAAATAGATTTTGAATTTGCGTTCTCGCAATTTTTAGTGAAGTTACCGTAATTTTTATCCCGTATAGCCATAAATAATATTATGGCACGTACAATTCAATCACCGGGTGTTGAGATTAATGAGATAGATTTATCTCTGAGACCTAACATACCTGCAGGCACCACAATTCTAGTTCCAGGCTTCTCAGATAAAGGCCCGACTGATGAAGTTATTCAAGTCACGAGCGCAAGTGAGTTTGAGCAAATCTACGGATTGCCCACTACACCCGCGGAGCGTTACTTCTACCATTCAGTTAGACCTCTATTCAATTCCCCAGCTAATATTCTTGCATACAGACTACCATATGGAGAATCAACCGGTGCAGGTTTTGGTAACAGTTATGGAGCACTTGCATACCCTGCAAAAGGTATTGCTCTATCTGGTACAGGTGCCGATCTGGAGACATACACACAACCAACTTCAAGTAACTCAAACGGTGATGAAGTAGATGTACCGGGTGTCTATGTGCTAGGTAAACCATACCACATGGAGTTAACTCAAGAGCAATACTTCCAGGTACTTCAAAATGAAGAATTCGAATGGTCAAATGTTCTATCAGCCGCTCCTGAGTCATTCGAAAAACTAGGAAACGCTGCTGCAATTGTTCTTAATAAAGGGCAGACGACAGTTAATAGTCGCTTTGAAGGTTACTATATCGGTCTTGCTGATAATACCAACCTAAACGATGCAACAGACTTTGATGCTATATTAACGGCAGAGACTGTGGCCACGAGCGCGTCTGTTACATCCAGCTATCTAAGACTACCAACTCAGAGATTAAACTTTACTCTCTCAGGTGCAAATGATGCAACGACTAACACATTCGGTCAAGAGACTGACAGTATATCCGAAATCATGGAGAATCTGACTGATTTTGATATTGCAACACCACAATACGACGATGTACTATCAGTTGGCTTATTTAAACTAAGACAGTCAGTGTTCGCTGCTGATGTTATTAAGCTTGATTACATCCTATCTGAAAACTATGTAGGTTCATTCGACTTCCACAGACAACAACAAAGTCAGCAAGGTGGAGCTCCTCAGAGCTTCTTCCTTGGATTTAGAGAAGATGAGTCACCTAATATATCAGTAATGATTAATGATAACCTTTCACACAGAAATGGTGAGACTTACCTCGATCTTAATGGTAACCCTATTAACAAGATAAGAGTTGCTAGCAGTAAGTTTACAAGCAACTCAACCGGTAAGGCTCACTTCTCAGCACTATCAGCTGGTTATATCCCTGAGACATCACTGGTACCAACAACAAGTACTGCTCTTATCAATAACGTATTCAGTACTCTATCTGGAGCGGTAGTTGATCTAGGAGCTGCTGACTCGCTATTTACTGTAGGTGCATATGCCAATGCTAACCTACAAGCAGAGCAAAAGGATCTAGGTAGTGTGCCGGAGAAGATTGATAGACTACTCGATACCATTGAAAACCCCGAAGTATTCGATCTAGATATTACAATTGAAGCTGGTCTCGGTACTATTAACGCTGCAAGAACGCAGAATGGCGATGATAAGTACTTCGATGACCTGACAAACGTTTCAGCAATGTCCGGTTTCTATACATCAGACATTACTAAGATATCTGATGAAGCTGCGACTTACAGAGATAACTGGAAGGCAATCTACAATAGGTTTAACGACTTTGCGGAGAAGAGAAGAAAGGATCATATGTTTATTGCTGATTTGCCTAGACCTATATTTGTACAAGGACGGAACTTCAGGACCTTAGATGATCCTGATAAGAACTTCTCCTTGAATGTATCCAAGCCAGTACAAGCTTTTACAACTATTCTTAATTCAAGTTACTCTACTACATATGCTTGCTGGAGTAAGGTTTATGATAGTTCATTAGACGATCAAGTATGGGTACCGTTCTCTGGTACTGCTGCGAGTCAAATGGCTAATACAGATGCTAACTTCCAACCATGGTTTGCACCAGCTGGATTTAGTAGAGGTAGAGTCGGTGGTGTTAATGATATTGCGCTATACCCGAAGCAGAAGCAAAGAGATCAACTCTATAAGAACTCGGTCAACCCAGTTGCATTCTTCCCAGGTGACGGTTTTGTAACATTCGGTCAGAAGACCTTACAAGCAGCTCCGACAGCGTTTGATAGAATCAATGTACGTAGACTATTCTTAAATCTTGAGAAAGCAACGAAGAATACTGTTAAATACTTCTTGTTTGAGCCTAACACACTACTTACAAGAACGAGAGTTATTAATACACTCACACCTATATTCGAGAACGCCAAGAATACTGATGGACTATACGACTACCTGATCGTATGTGATGAGAGAAATAATACACCAGATATTATTGATCAGAATGAAATGGTTGTAGACATTTATCTAAAGCCAGTTCGCGCCGCTGAATTTATTCTCGTTAACTTCTACGCAACACGTACAGGTACAGACTTCACCGAAATCGTTGGATAACATTAAATATAATTAGCTATGGCAGACGTAAAACAAACAATACAGGACTTTTATACTCAGGCACAAGCAAAGGATTTCGCAAGAAATAACTTGTTTAGAGTGCTTAACATCGACTTTGGTAGTGGTAG